GGGCCCGCTGCTGACGGGCGGTGCTGCGGGTGGCGGCGGCCTGGGCCAGGGCCTCGGCCTGCTCGACGGAGACGTAGTCCACCGAGTTGATCCGGGTCGTCTCCACCTTGATCCGCACCGTGCCATCCGGCGAGCCGGCGGCGACAGCCGCGGCCCGGGCGGTGGACTCCTGGCGCGCAGTCTCGACCAGCCGCTGGACCACCTGATCGGTCGACTCGAACTGGGCTGCTGAGGAGGCGCCCGGGATGCCGGGGTACTGCTTCAGGGCCACCGGCACCCGGCGGCCGTCCGGCAGGGGGATGAAGGCCTCAGGGGTGGAGCCCTCCCCGTAGATCGCCGCCTGCGGGGCCGTGGCGATCCCGCCGCGGGCATAGGTGCGCAGGGGCATCGGGCCCTGGGGGGTCATGATGCCGCCGGCGGCGAAGCTGAAAGGGTTGCCGCCTTGGAATGGAGTGATCCCGGCTGTCGGCAGCCCGGCCGCGAACGATCCAGCCGCGGGGGCGAAGAACTGGCTGAAATCACCGGCGGGGAGGGCGTTGATACCGGGGGAGATCGGTGCGATGCCGCCACCACCGCCAATGCCGCTGATCGCCCTGATGACCGGCGCAATCACCGCGATCTGGATCAGCTGCTGGGCGATGTCCTTCAGGACCGTGGCGCCCAGCTCCTGCAGGCTCTGACCCAGGTTCTCGGCACCTTGAATCGCCAGGCTGAACGCCTGCTGCATGCCCTGGCCGATCGTCTGGGCCAGGCTGCCGGCCAGCTCGTTCTGTTCCTGCAGCTTCTCGGATTGCTGGCTGTAGTAGTCGCTGAGCGTGGCGGCGAGGGTGACTTGCTGGTCTTGCCATTCCTGAGAGCCGAGCTGCATCGCACGCTCATTCTCAATCGCTGCGATCTCCTTGAGCCCCTCCTTGTAGCGCTCGGCCATGTCGTTATCAACGGCTTGAATCCGCTGCAGGATTGACATGGGGTCCACCATGCCCTCAATCTCTTTCGTCAGGCTCTGGTAGGTGTTGAAATAGTCAAGCGCGTACTGTGCGCGAATCTTGTCTGATTCGGTGGCCGCCGTTCTGAGATCACGCTGCAGCTGTAGCTCTTCGGTTGTGGCTTTTGTGCTGGCTTGATCTTCTCGGAGTTGGGTGGAGTATTCCTGCTGGTCTTTCAGGCGTTGTTCGGCGAGCTTCTGCTCCCTTTCTGCCTGCTGATTCAATGCCTGCTGCTGTGCATTGACAAGCTGCCCTGCCTTGCCTGTGGTGACGCCAGCCAAGTGCCCTAGCGTGAATGTTCCGCCTGGACCGCTAACGCGCATTCCACGGCCCAATGCACCTTGAATGCCAAGGTCCGTACCGGTGTATCCAGGTTTCAGCGTGAATCTTGTCTCTTGTGGCGTGAGGACATCAATGCCGGGATAGCCATGCCCTGCATATCCTCGGCTGCGGCCAAACGATGACGCGGTCCTGCCTCCAAACGAAAGGGCGGCGTCAATCAGTCTGATGGCTTCTGCCTCCGAGACGCCAGCGCCAAACTGAGCGTGCAGGTGCGGGCCGCTGCTGCGTCCGCGGCTTGCGTCGGCTTGCCCGCCGCCAGTCAGACCGCCGAGCACCATGGCGCGTCCTTGCTCGCGCTTCCGCCGCTCCTCCTCCTGCTTCCGCGCCGCCGCCGCCGCCGCATTAAGTCGCTCCTGTTCGGCGGCCTGCTGATCTGCGAGTTGTTCTGCAGTCAATCTCGGCGCCTGCAACGTCTCAGCCCTGAGCCGGGCCGCGATCTGCTGGGTGCGCTCATCGAAGAACGCTCTCGCTCGTGGCGTCAGCGCAGTCGCGCCCTCAATTCCAGGGAAGCGCTTCTGCACGTCTTGCGCAGCCTGCAATCTTGCCTTCTGGCTGATCTCTGCTTCCTTGTTATTGAGCTTGAGTGCATTAGCCGAGCCCTGCAATAGCGCGGTCAGTCCTTTCAGGCCGGCGACAACTGTCGGCCCAAACAACTTAAACAGCTCGGCACTCGTGTCCTTAAACGCATTCCCCAGGTCAGCGACCGCTTGCTGCGCCGTGTTGAACTGCTGGTTGAGCTTGCCGAGCTGGGTATCGCGCAGTTTCGTCAATGCGCGCAGGACGATGTCGGTCGTGACCTTTCCTTCTGCAGCGAGATCTTTCAGAGCGCCGATGCTGACGCCCATCTCTTTCGCGATCGCCTGCGCCACCAGCGGCGCCTGCTCGCGAATCGACCGCAGCTCCTCGCCCTGCAGCACGCCGCTGGCCAGAGCCTGTTTGAGCTGGATCATCGCCGCACTGGTCTCCTGTGCTGATGCACCACTGTTCCTGGCGGCAGCACCGAAGCCGATCAGCGCGTCCTCCAGCTCCCGCACCGTGATCCCGGTCGGCCGCAGGCTCGCGTAGAGGCTGGCGAACTGGCCCTGGGCCTCAGCGGTCGACAGGCGCAGGGTCTGCGCCACGGTCGCCGCAGCGGCCTGGGCCTGGGTGTATTCGCCGTATTGGTCCGTCAGGGCCTTGAGGCGCACCTGCTGGGCTTCGGCATCTATGCCCGCGCCAGTGACCGCAGCCAGGCCAGCACCAGCTGCCAAAGGAGCCGCGAATCTGGCTGCCAGGCCGCCGATCAGGCCAGCGCCGGTGGCGCCTCCTGACCCGGGCTGCGCTGCTGACGCCTGGCGCAGCTGCTGATTCACTCGTTCGATGTCCTGGCCCAGGATGCGGTACCGGCGGCTGCCGATCTCGGCTGCATCCCGCAGCTGGCTCAACGCCTGGACCTGCATCCGCAGGCTGCTCACCGAGTTCTTGCCGGCCCCTGCGAGCTGCTGCGTTGCGGTGTAGAGCCGATCCAGCGAGCGTCCCGACTGCTGCCCTTGCTGCGCTAACCCCTGCAGCGACCGCTTCAGCGCATCAAACCCTTGGATGCCCTCGATCGACGCCAGGATCTTCAGCCGCGTCGCGTTGTCAGCCATCTCGGTTCAGCTCCTCCAGCGCGGCTGACTCCATCACCTGCAGGCCCTCGAGCATCGTGACTGGGTCCTCCACATGGTAAAGGTCCAGCAGCCAGCGGGCGGCGTTGTAGTCCAGCCCCTGGTACCCCGCCATCGTCGTCCTCCACTGGGTCTGCAGACGCATGAACATCCGCACCGTCTCCCAGTTCTCCTCCCACACCTCGCAGTCGCCGCTGCGCTCGTCGTCATCATCACGGATCCAGATCACCCCGAGGGCCGCCGCATCTCGGTCGGCCTCGGAGTAATCCCTGCCGCTGCTGCCGGTCGCCCAGTACCGAGCGACCGCGGCTAGTTTCCCGCCTTGCCTCCGTTCACGCCCAGGTAGAAGGCCTCGATGACGGCCCTCAGGAACGACTGGTCCAGCATCAGCTCATCCCGGGCCGCTTCGCTGTAGGGGATCTCCTCACCTTGGCCATCGAGGATGCCAGACCAGCCGATCAGGACGCCGCGCACCAGCTGTTCATCGCCCTTGTCGGTCAGCCCCTGCATCTCCGGGCGGGTCACCCGGCGGAACACCGCATCGAAGGTTTCCTCAATCTGGACACCACCGTCGCCGGCAGTGCGAATCGGCACAGGCCACCGGTAGCTGGTGGCCTTCACTTTGGTGTAGGGCATGGCTCAGGAGTAGCAGATGATCAGTTCGTCGTTGCCGGCCACTGATGGCACGGCGGTGTAGGGCAGGGTGAAGTGCTCAACACCCTGCGCCGACTGGTAGGCCGGCAGCCCGAGGTCACAGTAGGGCACCACCAAGCCCACCCGGTTGCCGGCGGTCGTGCCATGCAGATAGCTCAAGCGGCCCAGGGTGCCGTCGGTGCGGGCCTGCTCGAAGGGGTTGAACGTCGCCATGCTGGTGGTCTCCATCACCACGGTGCCGCTCATCGCGCCGTCGGTGATCAGCACTTCCTTGCTGCAGCCGATCAGCTCCCGGTACTCCACCTGGTTGCCCAGATCGAAGTTGCTGGACTGCAGGCAGCCGGCCACGCCGAAGAACCGGAACGATCCGGCAGTGTCGTTGCGGAACACCTGCGGGGTCGCCTGGTTCGCATAGGTCGGCGTCACCGGGCTGGCATCGGTCGGGGCGTTGTAGAGGCCCGTGATGTTGAAGGTGATCGTCGGGATCTGGCCCAGCGTGTGGTTCATCGTGGCGGTGCCACGGCAGCCGGTCAGGGTGTGAACGATCTCGGTCCCGCTGGGTCCTCCGAGGCGATACTGAATGGTGCAGCTGGTGTCGCTGACGCCGTCGATCGTGCTGATCGGCAGGTAGCGCACGTTGGCGCCGATGCTGTAGCCGCTGCCGACGCCAGGTACAAAGGT